GAGTTCACGAAGAGCATCACGAAGTTTCGACCGTTCTTTTAAAACACCCTGAGCGATGCCTGCCGTGATGGGGCGCCCAACGTCGTTAGCGAACACGACCGATGGGGACCTAGCCCCGATATAGCCCCTAGAAGCGTTGACCAACTTTCTAAAGATCTCTTCAGTCGTGTCGAGAACCTCTTGTTCGCCGTCTTTCAGCCCCCCGTCGATGCCCAACATCATGTCGATGCCGATTTCATGACCTTTATCGGACAAAAAGTTCTGAGCGCGGTCCGACATCGCCTCAGCCGACCGCATGAGCGCATCGGAGGCAACGTCGTCGTCGTCGGCGAACATCAGCGAAATGTTCTCAGGGGTTAGATTCAAATCGCGGTACAGGCTTTGAAGAGCGTCGGCGTCCACGCTGTTGCTCAGCGCTGTAGCCGTGATCGACCCCAAGAATGACTTGAACTGTGCCTCAGCGTCTTCGGTGCTGCCCCCCGCTTCGAGAATCGCGGAGGCGTAATCCTGAGCCGCCCTTATCTGATCAACAATCGCCGTCTGGGACTCTCTGCCAGATTCAGAGAAGCGGTCAATCGCCCCCCCCGAATCAAACAGCGAGTCCGCCATATCCTGCAAAGAGTCATTGAAGTCGAGATTGGAGGAGCGCAAATCCAGGGCCCTGCCAATGAGGTCGTCGAACCGTCGCTGCAGAGTCTTCGCTGCCTTGTCCGCCTTATCGAACCCCGTTTGCATTATTGTCATGGCATCGCCAACGGTGTCTCCAGCGTCATCCGCGGCATCCGCCAACTCAAGGTAGGTATCCCCTACGGCGCGGAGACGCTTTTCCGCCAGTTCCAAAGCAAGGTTTTGGCGATCCATTTCGCCGAGATCCCCATGCAGGGGATTCCTGTCGATAATTATTGAAGCGATGACGTACTGTTTAGCAAAATCGACATAGTAATCGTCACCCGTGAACTCTTTCCCAACATCATTACTGGTGTCGGCCAAGTGCCTGAGCCGCTGGTCGAACGACATAACGGCATCGTCGGCCGATTCAGCGAAATTGTCGACCCCGGACAGGCCCTGCGTAAAGGACCTGTCCGCTAGAGCGAACGCCACTTCGGACGCAATGCCCATCCGCTTAAAGTCTTCTGCCAGATTTGAAACCATTCCGGTCTTGATTAGAAGCGCCTCTTCGACATGGCCGCTTCTAATCAACTTGTCGAACTCCACTATCGGCTCAACCATGGCGTCAGACATAGGTTCAAGATATTCTCGCATATCATGGGCCTGGTTGACGGCCAGGGCTCTTAACTCCGATTTGGTCGGCGCCTTCCGAGTGTCGCCGGGTGTTTTTGGCACCCCAGGCCGCCGGAAGCCCCCTTGATCGAGACGGCTAAGAAAGGTCGCCTGTGCATCTTTGACAACGATCCGCGCCTCACCGAGGAAACGCTCCGTCCAAAGGCCCACCCTGAGCCGTGCGACTTCCTCCGCATTGTCCCCGCTGAGGAACCGGCCGATGGCCTCATCGACACTGCCCTCAAGAGGGTCGAACATCCGCTCGAAAAAGTCGTCCCGCCCAAAAGTCTGTCTGTATTCAGAAATCAGCGCCTTTAGCGCCTCTTGCGTTGCTTTGGTATCCCCCTTCCCGAAGAAAGTAGTGAGCATTGATTCTTCTGCCTGGAGCATCCCACCGATTTTATTTACGTCGGACGCCGCCTCGATCATTTCTTCGAAAGTCTGCTTGAACTGTTCAACAGATTTCTGAGCCTCCCCCACGGCGCCGACCTGAGCGATGGCATCTGCAAACTCCAACATCGGTTTGATGGCGTGTTCTCCCACAAGTCGAATGTCTTTGATTTCTGCTGCCAGGTCGGACAGTTCCTCGCCCGCTGACCGCCCCTTCCTCCCTAGATTAATGAAGACGGCGATAATGCCAGTTAGTACGCCGAGCAGGGCGAGCACTGGGATGGCTCTCATCGCCACCGAAAGGCGAACCATGGAGGCCGTTAACACATTTGTCGCTCCAGCCAGAGCGCCTGTCGTAACCACAGCACTCGTCTGAGCCATTGACATGAACGCAAACGAAGTCCCCAACTGCCCTACGATCAAAAGCAGACCCCCGAGGGTCGCAGTTAGCGTGATGGCAGCAACTGCGAAGGGGGCGACCCATTTGCTGGAAAACACCTTGACAAGAGAGGTAGTCCACTGAACGAGTTTGAGAAACACTTCCAACAACGGCAGAAGGGCTTCACCGAGTTCGATCATCGAGGTCTTCAGGTCCGCAAATGCTTTCCTCGTTTTGAACGCAGCGGTGTCCTGGACCTTCTTGAGTGCGTCGTCGGTATCTCCAACAGACAGAGAGAGCCGATGAAAGATGCCTTCGTTTTCCTGCAGGTTGGCGCCAGTGATATCCAATGCACCCGCCAAAGCACGAATATTAGGGAACACGTCAGCAAATGCGTCCTCGTTCTCGTTGGCGAGGTCCCGCAACCTCTTAAGAACCGCCAACAAGCCCTCTTCTTTGGCCTGGCGGCGCAACTCACCCTCGGCGATACCCATCTCTCTCATGGCTTTAGTGGCCTGGCGGGACGGGTCAAGAAGCGACTGCATGATCTGCCGCAACTGAATAGCCGATGTTCTAGCGTCTGTACCAGTACGAGTCATAGCAGCAATAGCGGCAGCGACCTCGTGGAACTCGATACCCATCGCAGACGCGACAGGGATGGCTTTGCCAATGGCAGGAGCCAACCGGTTCGCTTCAACCTTGCCTTCACGCACAGCAGCCGTGAGAACATCAACGGCCGCTGATCCGTTTAGATTTTCCGCGCCGTAAGCGTTAACGGCCGATGTGGCGGCGTCGGCGACAACAGCGGTCTTGCCCAACCCAATAGCGGCACCCTTGGCGGAAGCCTCCATGACCTCCATGGCAGAAGCGCCGCGCAAACCGGCGGACGACACGAAGAACATGGCTTCGGCGAGTTCCTGCGGGGCACGGCCGGTAGCCGAAGCAGTTTCTTTTACTGCCTTTGTAAACCGTTCCACGCCGCCAGCGCTGACGCCCACCAGGGCCTCAATCTTGACCATTGACTCCTCGAACGAGGCAAACGACTTGATCGCCACCCCGCCGATGGCAGCCATTGGAAGAGCAAGGCGTGTTAGGAGCATCCGCCCCGTTGTCTGAGCGCGGAATGCAAGCGTGTTCAGCGAACCCGACATCGCTCCCATGCTGCTAGTTGCCGCTTTTGTGGTTTTGTTAACCGGCGCCATGGCTTGCGTGTACGCAGCAGCCCCGCCCTTCACCCCAGCAGGGTTAAGGACAATATTCTGAACAAGCGTCGGAAGAAGAATCGGAGCAGCCATCACACCTATTCTCGCCTAGATGCGCTCAACACTCAAACGGCGTCGACACCCTCAACACCCAAATCGCCGCCAAGAGCGGTAGCCCACCCCAAAAGGTCAGTGGTTTTCCGGACCTTCTTCTTCGATGCCTTCGGAACAGAAATGGCCGCTATGACTTGGGCGGGGCTTTTTTGCCAGAACTCTTCGTAGTCTTGGCCGGTTTGGCACCAGGCTGAGATGGCTTGTTGCCAGGGGTATCCTTCTCCAACTCGGCGAGATTCTCCCCGAGTTCTTCGTTCAGAGTCTTTATCTGCGTGTCCAGCGCCACTTCCGCCTGAGTCAGCAGCCGACTCGCCATGGTAGGGTCCACGCCGTTAGCGATCGCCCACGCCACTCCGATCGCATTGCTGTACTCGGGTAAACGGCCCTCGATCATTTGTGAACCAACCACATCGACACTCTCACGCATAATCAACGCAAGGGTTCTGCGAAGGGTCGAAACCGGCTTGATCTCCATTTGAGACTGCCATTCTTCCAACCCGTCCCACACTTCTTCGATGTCGGCGATCGTGTTGTGAGTGAACTTAATAAACAGTTCCTCGGTTTCCTGCTCCCCTTCAGCGTCAAAGATTGGCACCCAGTCGCCATTCTCTTCTCGCACAGAGGCGATCTGCACAGGGACGCCTTTATTCCGCAATACTGCCGGTGTGTAATCCATGAACAAAGACTACACGAAGACGCGCGGAGGCGGCGACCTCTCAGCCGCCGCCTCTGATACCCGCTCAGATTAGAACTACAGCGTCTCCGCCGTTTCAGCAAACGAAATGTTGCCGAATCGGGTCGGTGTCCCCTTCGGCTTGATCGCCTCAGCGGTAAACGTCGGAGAGTTGAAATCGTCTGTCGAACCAGAAACCAGCGAACCGCCAGTCAACTGGCACTTACCGAGGTCGACCTTGACGGTAGCGAGAGCATCGCCCGAAGTCTCCAGATCGTCAATCAAGAACGAAATCTTGAAGTACGGCAAGGTCGTGTCGTCAATCGGCAACGCCGCCGTTTCGCTGGAACCGGTGCCACCCGCGACAACCGTAGTGCCGAGAAGCACGGCGAGAACGTCCAACGACAACTCACCGTAGGTGCATGAAAAGTTGAGGCGGTCGATCTTGCCTTTCTTGGACAGAACGGAACCACCGTCACCCTTCAACTCATTAGTGATGAAATTCGGCTCCAGGGATACTTCCTGAATGCCGGGTACATCGACACCGGAACCCCAGGTCGTCGGGTTCGACGCTGTATCGGTGCTGACCGAATAGACCTTGCAGTCCTTTACGTCAAAGGTAATCGCACTTGTTGATGCGGCCATCATTCACTCCTTAGCGGGTCGCGGCCTTATTGGCTCTGCTCTAGTTTCCCAGCAGGCGCGGGCAAGGGGTGAGAGGGTATGGACTACCTATACGAAGGGGCGTGTGATCAGATTCGCTGGGCTGCGAAGCCGATCCATTCCATTAGGTGACTTCCACCCATGAGGTCGTCGCCTCGTCCCACTCGTAGAGAAGGCCGTCATCAGGCATCGGTGTCGGTGGCTGCCAGACGTAGTTCTCGTCCAACGACCACGACCCGTAGGGCTGGGGTTCGGCGAAGCCCGTCCCGTCCCATGTGTAGCCGATGCCTGCATAGTTCATGTGCAGCGGAGTGCCACCCTCTGTGTGGACGTTGCCGTGGGTGTTGTACGAGGTCTGAATCCAAGTCCCGCCAAGGCCGAGGTCGTCGGCTAGGAACTCCTGCCCGCGATGCTCGTCGTCGTTCCCGACGACCAGTACCCGTAGGACGGTGTTGGTTGCGTCTATTTCTGCGAAATGAGCCATCAGGCGACCGCATAACGGATAATGACAATGCCAGAGCCACCAGAATTGCCCGTGTTGGTGCTGCCGAATGAAGTACCGCCACCGCCTCCTCCGCCCGTGTTGACTGTTCCCGCCGTCCCGAGCACGCCACCGACGCCGTTCGTCCCGCAACTACCGCCCGTTCCTCCGCCACCTGCGCC